ATTGGGTAATAGAAGTATATTATTTGATCCAACATTTGAAGACGGCAAGGATTATGTAAACAAAGTAAAGCGTAGAGAGTATTTTAGACCCTTTGCTGGAACAATTATGTTAGAGCATGCACATGAATGGTTTGATATGCGTGGACTAGAGCAAACACCGCATATGATGTATGCTATGGATTGCCAAGACGGTGTAGCCGAGAAGATTCCAAGTATTATTCATGTTGACGGAACATGTAGAATACAAACTGTAACTAGAGAACAGAACAAACACTACTACGAGCTTATAGAACAATTCCATAAAGTAACAGGAGTTCCAATTATTTTTAATACTAGTTTTAATTTAGGTGGTGAACCACTAGTTGAAACACTAGATGATGCTGTACGTACACTTTATAATAGTGAGATGGAGTATTGTTACTTACCTGAGTATGGCAAGTTGATTGAAATGAAGAACTAATGTTAGTAAACTTATATTCTATACCTGTATATAAGACTAAACTATCAGAGCATGAACAAGTACAGGAAGATTTTTCAGAGATACTAGACAGTGATGAATATTTTAATAAAGTTTCAACATGGTATAGTCCAGTAGACACTACATATGGTAATCCTGAAGCAACAAACTTGCCTTTTAAAACATTTATTAGATCAGCAGTTGAGGGGTTAAATCAATACCTCGAAAACTTTAGTATAGACTTACCTTTAGATTACAGAATAGAATGTTGGGTAAACAGATATAAAGAAAAACACTACCAAGAGGTACATAATCATGTCGGAGTAGCACAAATTAGTTGTGCGTATATGATGCACACTCCTGAAGACAGTGGGAACTTTGTATTCTACAACAAAGCGTATGACTTTATGCATCATTCAGGGTTACCAGCATTGTCTACACAACCTTTTAGATACAATAATAGAGTTACTCCACCATTAGAAGAAGGCGACATTGTATTTTTTCCAAGTAACCTCGAACATTATGTAACAAGTAACACAAGTGATAAAGTTAGATCTACTATAAGTGCAAATTTTGTATTATCGGAGAAACAAAATGATTAAAAATACTATAAACGAAGATACTATATTTGAAATCAATCCAGACTATAGTGTTTCTTTACAAAAGTTTGGTCCGCTAAAGCAAACTGTTGTAATAGTAGACGAATTTTATAAAAATCCATATGACGTGAGACAACTTGCTTTGAATATTCCAGCATCTCGCAACAGACGTATAAGGGGAAACAATCCTGCTTACAGAATAAATGCTTTTTATGAATTAGAGAGTATGGCGTGGATTTATGATCAGTTATCAAGGCAATATTTTCCTGAAATTACTAACATGTGGGATCCAGAATACATGCATAGAAGTTTTATGAATGCAACATTTATGGTAAATGTTATGCAAACAGAAACATTACCACCAATTTGTCCGCATATGGATAATACAAGTGGAGTTAATCTAGCATCTACAATATATTTGAATGATGCAAATGAGTGTGCTGGTGGAACAAGTTTTTATACATTTGGAGAAAAAACATTTTACAGTGATCCTAATGTAACACATACATATGATGTTGAAGGTAATATGCCTGTTACAAAATATATTAACGATAGCATACATGACTGGAAAATGATTGGTATGGTTCCGATGATTTTTAATAGAATGGTTTTATATAACCAAGCTATGTTACATAGTGCATATGTAAAAGAAGGAATGTTTGTAGGTGATAACTATAGGTTAAATCAACAGTTTTTTATATAGGAGAATAGCATGGATGATAATTATGATGGAGTTGAAGTATATGATAATGTGTATCCGATTGATTATTGCAAACAAATAATCAAAAGATTTGAAGAATTGTCTTCAATGCAGATGACTGCAATACAACAACAGGGTATTGACAGGAACCAAGACGAACGCATATACATGGATTGGGCTAATCACAACAGTCATTACCATGCAGATGAAGATTTATGTAAATTTTTCTTTGAAACACTGAACAAAACATATTTAGAAAAGTATAAAAAGAAATATGAGAGCTTAGGATTGCTATTCCAACATACAGCAAAAGGTATGAGCGTCCAAAAAACAAAACCACACCAAGGATATCATGCATGGCACTGTGAAAATGCTGATGTGGCATCAAGCACAAGAGTATTAGCATACACATTATATTTAAATGGTGTTGAAGAAGGTGGAGAAACAGAGTTTTTATACCAAGGACATAAAGTACAACCTGCCCCGGGTAGATTAGCTATCTTCCCTGCTTCGTTTACACATCCACATCGAGGCAATCCTATATACAAAGGTGTTAAGTACATTATAAGCGGATGGTATACATTAGACCACTAGGAACAAAATGAAAATAGTAGTAGTAGGCGGTGGCACAGCAGGATTTGTTTCCGCATTAATATTAAAAAAAAGTTTTCCTCACTTTCAAGTAGACGTTCTACGGTCAAAAAAAATTGGAACAATTGGTGTGGGCGAAGGAAGTACCGAACATTGGTCTGCATTTATGGACTATGTAGGAATCCAAACAGCTGATCTAATAAATCATTGCGGTTCAACTTTCAAAACAGGTATTATGTTCGAGGATTGGGCTACAAAGCCTTACCTACAAAACGTACACGATCCATTTGTTGCTGAACAACTAGGAGTACCTATTGCGTATGCAAAACTAATAGGAGAAAATGTTGATCCTCGTGACTTAACTGGAGATTACTTATGGGAAAACAATGTACCATTCAATAAATTTATGGAAGAACGTCCTAATGACACAGGTGTAAGCCAATACCATTTCAATACAGAAATGTTAAACAACTTTCTAACAAGTAAAGCAAAAGAAATGGGCTGTACTGTAATTGATGATGAAATAGAAAATGTAAATGTTAGTGAATGGAACAATATACAAAGTATATCAAGTAAGACTGACAAGTATGAATACGATTTCTATGTTGACTGTACAGGGTTTGCACAATTATTAATTAAAGAACTTGGTGCAAAGTGGCAAAGTTACAGTAAGTATCTTAAAATGAAAGAAGCTATAGTATTTCCAACTCCAGAAGAAGATGAAGTACCACTATGGACACTTGCAAAAGCAATGAATGCTGGATGGATGTTTAGAATTCCTGTTCAAGGACGTAAAGGTAACGGATACATTTTTGATAGTGACTTTATTACAGCAGAAGAGGCACAAAAAGAGGTTGAAGACTATCTCGGTCATAGTGTTGAAGTAAGAAAAAATATTAAATTTGATCCAGGAGCATTAGACAAACCTTGGATTGGTAATGTATGTGCTATAGGATTAAGTGCAAGTTTTGTAGAACCATTAGAAGCAAGTTCTATTGGTACTAGTATTAATCAAAGTTTCTTACTAGCACAGCGTATTGTCAATTATAATAAAGAAACTATTGATAGATATAATTTAGAAGTAAATTCTATAATGGATAACATTAGAGATTTTATTGTGTTACATTATATTACAGATAGAAAAGACACACCTTTCTGGCAAAGTGTATCTAATATGTCATTACCAGATTCTCTAGCTACAAATTTACGTATGTGGAAACATAGAATGCCTGTAGCAGACGATATGACTGCACATACAAAAAAGATATTGTTTAATGAATACAATTACGCTATAGTGATGCACGGTTTAGGATTGTTTGATAATAGCAGTATAATGAAACAATATGAACAGATGCCTGAGGGTGCCAAACAACATGTAGAAAATTCAATTCAGCATAAACTACAATTCGACAATACAAAAACAATTCCGCACAAGATGATGTTACAATTATTGCGGAGATTAACATGAGAGTCTTTGCCTTCGGCTGTAGTTTAACACAATATTTTTATCCTACTTGGGCTGATATCTTAATACATCATTATAAAAAAGAAGGTGCTACTTCTGGAGAGAACTGGGGACGTAGTGGTGCAGGTAATCAATATATTTCAACTCGTCTATGGGAAGCACATACTGAACATAAGTTTACAAAAGACGATATAATATTATTACAGTGGTCTAGTTTTTTTAGAGAAGATAGATATCATATGGGTAAGGGTTGGCATACTCCTGGAAACTTTAGTCAAGCAACTATTATTGATAACGCTTTTGTTTTGAATAATTATCGTTATGAAAGTGTGTGGGAATGGGCAGATTTGATGTGGGCAACTATGCGAGATTGTGCTACAATAAGTAGTTCACACAAAGCACTTCAACAAATTGGCTGTAAGGTTATATCTACAGGATTTAGAGATTATATGGAAGGTTGGGAAGAGCAAGCACCCAACTTCAACACCAATAACAAATATTTAGAAATGGAAGACATAAGAGCTGTATTAGAAAAGTATAAAGAAGATATAAAAACAACATGTCCTCCAATACTTAATGCATTAAACTTTGGCATTGACAATGAATTTTTTGAAACAAGGCCAACTAGTGTACCAAGTCCTAATCCTGAACATTTACATATGCATCAGCCAGAAGTCCATCCCCTTACACACGAAGCGGCAGACTTTGTAGAAAAAAATATTTGTAAATTAAATAATGACACACTTGAATTTGTAGACAAATGGAAACAAACACTTTCAGTTGATCCTATATTATTATATGAACTTGACTGGTTTAATAAAGATATTTACGGCTGGTCAGATGATAGATGGAGACCTTAGATGAGTACCCCTGTAATTGGTTTAGATAGAGACGGAACTATTAATGAGGACATAGGTACATATGTTACTAAGCCCGAACAGTTCAAGCCTATAGAAGGTAGTTTAGAAGCAATAAAAATGATCCGTAACAAAGGTTACGATGTAGTAATATTAACAAATCAAGCAGGCATCATGAAGGGAATATGTGATGCTGTTGATGTGGATATAGTTCATAATTATATGCTTGAATTGCTAGGTAATATTGGGTGTAGAAGTATTAACGGATTATATTATTCAACAACAAACCTGAAGGATGATGTATACGCTAAACCAAACACTGGTATGTTTAAAAGGGCGGCCGCTGAAGTTGGTGTTAATTGGAAGAATGGTGTATATGTAGGGGATAAAATTACTGATTTGAAAGCCGCAGTTAAAGCAAAAGCAAAGCCAATACTTGTACGCACAGGATATGGTGTAGAAACTAGCAAAAAATTAAACACGTTTGCTAATAAAGACCTAAAGAAGCAGACAGAAGTGTATGATAACCTTCTCCAGTATGCTCATAGTCTTATAGATTTAACTTAAATTGTACTGTTACATATCTTTGTAAAACGATAAATACAATATGGAGCATGAACAATGAATAAACTTCTGACAAATCTTTTCACTAAAGGACCCAATAATACAATAAGTCTGCCAGATCGATCTAGTTTTAGCTACAGAGGTAGCTGGATTGGTGTACAGTATAATACTGTAGTAGACTCATTTCATGTAGGTGAATTCAGTAGTGCAGTGTATCAAATTACAGTAGAATTTGACTCAAACGAAAAAGAAATAATGCAACTATCAGTAGTTGCTCGACCAGATAGAGCTGTAGCTAGTATTTTTGGGCGTTCTAGTATTAATCAAGAGTTGGTTAATATATCTGTAACAGTTGATCAAAGTATTTGTAAGATTAATGCAAGCCCTACATCAAGTTCGTATGCAGGCGCAAAGTTAATTTTTCATGCTACATATGCAAAAGCAATACATCAGCTAACTCCTCCTGCTATAGTCGCAGAGACATCCAGTGTGGAGTCATCTGGTATAAATACTTTTGATGCAACAAGTACGTATTTTGATAATACAAACATAACATTTGATAAGGTGTAAGGAATGGCAAAATCAACAATTAACTTAGGTACAGCCGCAAACGACGGTACTGGTGATAGTCTTAGAGCAGGTGCTACTAAGGTTAATGCTAACACCGACGAGCTGTATAATGCTTTAGGAGATGGTATCAATCTAAAAGATATGATCAATTCTAGCATGGAACTTGATGTTCCAAATGACGACACAAAAATTAACAAGGTATCATTTCATGCCGCAACGTTAAACCAAATGAACGCAATTAGCACAAGCACATATCATGGTGCAATGCTACACGTTCATGAAGGCGGAACAGTTTATGTTGCACACGCAGGTGCATGGCATAAAATGCTTTTAGATGCCAGCGGAGGAGCAATAGCAAACTACACTGATCCACTTAAAAGTGTTGCATATGTAGGTAACATTAACTCCCTTTCAGATGTTGATACAACATCACAAGCACCACAAACAGGTAACGTTCTTAAATGGGACGGTGGTAAATGGGCACCAGGCGTTGATACAACTTCAGGTGGAGGCGGAACAGACGCAGACACATTAGACGGATTTGACAGTGCATACTTTACAAACTACGATAACTTAAACAACAAGCCAACCATTCCTAGTGCTATAACTGATTTAAGTATTGTAGACGGTACAAGTGGACAAGTTTTATCTGCTAACGGTAACGGAACATTTGCTTTCATTACACCTGCCGCTAGTGGATTACAAAACATTTTCCAAAAAGTTGATGGAGACACAGGAACAACTACAGCTAACTCAACAACAGATACATTAACACTTCAAGGTGGTACAAATATTACAACTAGTATTGTTGGTGACACTGTTACTATTAATTATAGCGGTGATGCACTAAGTGGTGAAGCTAACCAAAACGCATTTAGTAATGTTCAATCAGACAGCGGATTAGCAGAAGCTGACAGTAAAACTGATACTCTTACAATTTCAGGTGGTACAAATATTAGTACAGCAGTAGTAGGTGACACCTTAACTATTAACGGAACTGTACCAACTTTTGCAAGTTTATCTGACACAGACTTAACTGGCACAAGTACTGGTAATACATTAGTATACAACGGAACAGCTTGGGTTGACACAAACTTTACTATTGATCAAATGGCTTATCCTGCAATGACAATGTTAAACGTAACAGCAGATAGTAACAACGGATATAAATTTAGTCAATATGGAAACACAGAAGATCCTACAATTTATGCTTTGGCAGGTGCAACTATTGCATTTAAAATTAACAGTGGATCAAATCATCCATTCCAAATTGAAACAAGTGGAGGTACAGCATACAGTAATGGACTTGTACATGTTGCACTAGATGGAACAGTTTCATCAGGATCAGATGCACAGGCTAAAACATCAGGAACACTTTACTGGCAAGTACCAGCTAACATCAGTGGCAACTATGCATATCAATGTACAGTACACGGATCAATGAATGGTACTATTGTAGTGAAACAGTTAAGTGCAATTTAAGAAAGTAGAAAATAAATGGCAACTATAAACGATAAATTCCAAGCACAGAACGGATTTGAAAGTCCTAAATTTTCAGTTGATACCGCAGGTAAAATTACTACTGAAACACTTGACGTTAAAACTATTCTGTTAAATGGATCACCGTTTGTTGCTTATGTTCCTCCTGAGGATCAAGAAAGTGATGATACTGGTACACAAGTATCAAACAGTTTTGAAAGTCTAGCTGTAACAGGCGGAATTTTTAAAGTCAATTACCTAGGAAACACTGCAATTTCTGTTTTGAACGGTCAAGTAACTGTAAATAGTATAGGAGTTATACCAGGTAGTATTGACAATGTAGAAATTGGATATAACACGCCTTCACAGATTAAAGTACATACAATTGATATGGCGGCGAATCCAGATAGTACAGCATCGACTATCAATATGAATGGTGCTTCAGTAAAAGGCGATGTAAATATTGCTAACAACGTGGTACTGACTAATCAGCCTACTGTAGGCACCCACGCAACAAGTAAAGGTTATGTAGACGCAACGGCAACCGCCCTTGCTGTAGCATTTGGAGCATAGAGAATGGCTAAGAAAAAGATTTATAATTACAAGTTTTACCCGGGAATAGGATTAAACGACAATACATATCCAAATGCATGGGCATTACTTACCCTAAACAAAGACTTTATACAAAAGGAAGTAGCGGCTTGGATTTTACAGCAAGTAAATGATAATGCAACAGGGTTTGTAGGGTATACTTACAGTGAATCAAAATGCGAAAGAGATACAGGTTACAATATTGATGCTTGGGCACATGACTTAAGATATACCGGTAATGAAGAAACAACTAGAATTTCAAAAACATATTGGGAACAAGATGTTGCACAAGTTGACGGCGATAGACAAGCTGAAATAAAAGCAAAAGAATTTACACGTGACTTAATTATTAATCATGTATTCAATAACAGTCCACAATCAACACCATACCAAGGAAACGTTGCACAAGTAACAAATAGTGCAAACGCTGAAGGTGCGGCTGGCACAGTTATTCAAACACTGTCAGGAATTGTAATAAATGTATTGACTACAGGAACTAGTGCATTACCAACATTTGTACGTAAAGGTTTAGGACATGTTAGATTCCAAGGCAACTACGATGCTAGTGACTTATTAATTGTTACTAACACTACTAAAACTGAAGTTATCTATAACTTTACAGATGCACTGAAAGGTGGTAAAGTTACAAGAATAGACGATGTAACACCAAGAGATTCAAGTGGATATGTTCCAAAATATGATAGCGTATCATCAAATGAAAACGCAGATTCAGACTTTCCAAAATACTTACAAACAACAGATGCTGTTACAATTTTAGATCTTACACATAATACAGCAACACATTCTGAAACAGACGAATTACAAATTTTTATTGACTCACCAGAGCAAAGAACTAGACCATTTGATTTTGGTACTGATGCTATTGAGCGTATGCGTATTGCTCCGCCACTTAGTATGCTTGATGCTGACTTTGAGTACGGACTACAGCCTACTAAATGGTCTGCTATTGGTATGATGCGTGGTTATCCTAGTGTATACGAATTACCAGGTACAGAAACACAAGTTTTAAGCGTTGTTACAGATGCTTCAGTTGGTACAAGTGGTATTGGTGCATCTAAAGTTACAGTAACTACAATTGGTGCACACGGTTTTGAAGCAGGTACACCTATTACAATTAAAGCACTTGAAGACGCAGTGGTTGGTGCGGCAAGAGCTGAAGGTTCGTTTATTATTGATGCGATTCCTACTAATACTACATTTACTTACTATGCTAAAGCAAAAGTTGGTGTTACTAACGGCGATGTACTTTCAACAACATACACACAGCTAAGACAAGGTGCTTTCTACACTGGTGCAAGTGTTGGACAGCCATTGTTTACAGTATTCAGTAATGGTACAAATGGTACTATGACACTAAGTTTAGCGGCACAAACAAGTGAAAACAGATTAGCGTTTACAGGCGATGTACCAGAAATTGGTGCTCCGATTGTTAACCCGGCATTCCCTACAGGAACACAGGTAACTGCTATTGCAGGCACTCCAGGTGGAACAGCATTACCACTAAACTTAACACAAGATATTAATATTGGAAATACAGATATTGTAGTTTCAAGCACAACAGGTATTGTTATAGGTCAAGCGGCAGATAACGGTAGTGGCGATGCGATTTTTGTTAATAATATTGCTGGTACAACAGTAAGTATGAGTGGAGCATTTACAAGTGCAATTACAAGGAACACAGAAACATATACAGGTGTTACAGGAACTATTACTCCTCCAGCAGGACTTAACGGACAGTTTGATCTTTCAAGAACTGGAACAGCATATTCAGTAGATTCAATTGCACAAGCAGGATCAGGATATAAAGCAGGCGATAGAATTTTAGTTACAGGTGACAATTTAGGTGGTACAACACCAACTAACGATGCTACTATATTAATAACAACAGTGAATCCAGGTACAGGTGCAGTGACTGCCGCAACTATTAGTGGTACAGCACTTAGTGGGTCAATTTCGTATACAGGTCCAGCAAGTACTTTGACACATGATGGCGGAACGATAGGTAACACACAGTTTGATATTAATTATGAAGGTGGCGGATATACAACAGTAGATATTAATTCACCTAACGAATCAACAGGTTATGCAATTAATGATAGATTAAGAATTACAGGTAATTCACTATTAGGTGGAGTAGGACAAGACGGTAACCAAGCAAGCGGTGGTAACGACTTTGTTGCTAGAGTTTCATCAGTTGGTGGCGGCGGAACTATTACAGCTATTGTTCCAGACACAGGTTGGTCAGTTGGTACACCTCCAAGTCAAACAAGAAGTTATAGCTTCGGTGGATCAAACTTAGCGTTTACAGGTGGTACAGGATCAGGATTAGAATTTGGTATTAATGTAAATGGAACAACTTACACATTCCAAGGTGGCGGAACATTTGGAACAGGTTATACCACAGCAGACACTATTGTTTGTGCTGGTACTAATATGGGTGGTGCAAGTCCAGCAAACGATTTATATTTAAGAGTTGTATCGGTTAACGGTACAGGCGGAGTTACTGATGTACGTGTAGAAGGAAGTGACGAATCATCAGTGCCAGTAGCATTTAATGGCGGTGTATTTACATCAAAACAATTAACAGACGTAGTTGGTTCAGGTGCAACATTTGATATTAGCAACGACGGAACTGCCTATAGTGTAACAGTTACAGCAAATGGTACAGATTACCATGTAGATCAAACTTACGTAATTGCAGGTAATTTAATCGGAGGATCAACTCCGGCAAATGATGCTACTATTACAATTACTAGTGTTAACGGCACAGACGGCGCTATTGGAACAGCAAGCGTTACAGGTAGTGCACCAGCATTGCCAACAACTTTCTCAGGACAAACAGGAAGTAACGTAGCACACGCAGGCAACAGCGGAACATTTGATGTTACAAGAACATCTGGAGCCTATGGCTTAACTATAAATGCAAGCGGTAGTGGTTATGAAATTGGAAACGTAATTACAATTCCAGGAAACACATTAGGAGGCGCTACACCAGCGAATGATGCAACAGTTATAGTAACAGGCAAAGACGGCAGTGGCGGTTTAAGCTCAGCAACTATTACAGGTAGTGCATTAGCAGGCGGTGGATTAAATCTTGTAAGTGGTGTAACATTAACAGACTTTACAACAACTACAATTGATGCGGCTACAAGTGTTAACTTTGAAGCACTATCAACTATTGAAATTACGTGGCCTTATGCACACGGAATTGTGCCAGGCGACACATTTGTTGTTGATGTTAATTCAGATAGCGGATCAAATAATCACACATTAGCGGCAGGATCATTCATTGCAATTAATGTTCCAACTAGTAAAAAGATTAGATATAACACAAGAGCTCCAGGAGCTGTATCAGAATTTGACGGCACATCTACAGAAGATAGAATCCAAGGTAACGTATACTTACGTCCAGATAGTTTCTTTATTCACAGACCATATGACGGTGGTGTGCAGTTAGGTACAGGTGGTCCACAACACGGTGCTCAAGCAATTAGACAGAGTAAAAAATATATTAGATATCAGTCAGGTAAAGGTATTATGTACACAACTGGTGCATTGTTTGCTCCAAGTTATGACCTAAGAAGTGTAACAGCAGACGGCACAGGTATTGGTGCAATAGTTACTATTGCAACTGATGACAACGATCACGGTGCTCAGGTTGGCGGAAAAATTAGACTCATTGGAGTTGAGACCGCAGGTTATAACGGTGAATATATTATCACTCAAATTATTGATGAAAGAACATTAAAATGTTTATCAACACGTAGACTAGGTTCTACTACAGCTACACTAGGCTTTTCAGCACAAATGACAGTTGTAGGATGGCACGGAGCAACAGTACGCTCAGGTATCTTTGATGATCAAAACGGAATTTATTGGGAATTTGATGGAACTAATATTGCTGTAGCACAGCGTACAAGTACTAAACAGATTGCAGGAACAGCGGCAGTTACTCCAGATAGTAACTTAGTAACAGGTAACAATACAAGATTTAGAGATCAATTAAAATCTGGAGATAGAATTGTTATTAAAGGAATGACACACGTTGTAGCAAACGTTGATTCCAATACGCAAATTACTGTAACACCAGACTTTAGAGGTGTTAATACTATTCAGTCATGTAAAGTAAACTTAATAACAGATAAAAAAGTTTTACAAGAAGAATGGAACTTAGATAGAATGGACGGCACAGGACAAAGTGGATACAATATGGATGTTAGGTACATGCAGATGATTGGTATTCAGTATAGTTGGTATGGTGCTGGATTTATTGACTGGATGGCACGTGGTGCTGATGGTAACTTTGTATTCTGTCACAGAATGCGTAACTCAAACGTAAACACAGAAGCGTTTATGAGATCAGGTAACTTACCTGTGCGTTATGAAGTAACAAATGAAGGTGCAATGGGAATGTTAGCGGCAGAGATTGATGCTACACAAACATTTATTCCATTAACTGAATCTAAATTCTTTCCAGATAATGGAACAGTGTATATTGATAACGAAATTATTAGTTACACAACTATTGATCATACATTAAAAAGATTAACAAACTGTACAAGAGGTACTACACTACAAAACTTCCAAGCTGGTGCAACTAGACAGTATAACGCACAAGCGGCTAGTGGACATGCTGTGAGAAGTGGTGTTATTTTAATTAGTAACACAATTACTCCGCTTATATCACACTGGGGTTCAGCGTTTATTACAGACGGTATGTTTGATGAAGATAGAGGTTATATCTTCTCATATACAGAAACAGGACTAAACATTAGTACAACTAGACAAACAGCATTTTTGCTTAGACTAGCACCAAGTGTTAGTAATGCTATTGTTGGCGACTTAGGTGATAGAGAACTACTTAATAGAGCTCAGTTGCTTATGCAAGGACTTGAGATTACATCAGATGGTGTAGACCCAGCAGACAATACTAACGTTGTAACAGGCGGTATTGTTGTTGAAGGTATACTTAATCCGCAAAACTATCCACTTAACCCAAGTGATATTGGTTGGTCAGGATTGTCAGGACTAGCACAAGGTGGACAGCCAAGTTTTGCACAGGTTGCTTCCGGTGGTAGTGTTAACTGGAACAGTGGTGATACAGCGACATATACTACAGCGGCAGTTATGGCACAGGTTACAACAACAGCACAATTGATGCCATGGTGGTCATTTAGAACAAATAGAAGTTATGCATACTTTACTTCAGATAGTTGGGAAACTGCTAACTTATCAGTTGGTGATCAGGTTAATGCTGACGGTGGAGGAAATGAATACTTCCCAGCAGGAACTACAATTCAACAGGTTGTTGACCAAAGTATTTACGGTAGATATCTAGTTTACTTCTCAGGTAATTCA